GCGTCTAATCTTTCGGTGACTGATCTATTGCCACCATTCATGCTCATGCCAAGATGGTGAGGAGCAACGCCTAACCCTACTGCAACTCTTTCCTTAAAGTGATTTAAGTACTGCGATGCATCGAGTGCAGTGTTATTAGCTCCGATAACGTCTACAGCGTGTCTGAACGGCAATATTAGCCCACCTTCAGCTCTTATGTTTTCTATTTCAGCTGCAGCTTTTGTTATTTCTTCTGGCTCTGCTGGCTGTTCTGCTGTACCTATTGTGTACTTATATAATGGAAATAATTCTCTATGGACTAAGTTTTGTATATCTTCTTCCATCTGTCTTAATGCAATAATGTCATCAAGAACAGTAGACAAAGCTGGAGTACCAAAAGCTCTTCCAGGTTTCTTATCAAAGTACATGTGTATTACGCGATCTGCAGACCATACTGGGTCTTTGTCATTTGGCGAATACGTTAAAGGATCAGTTGCTTGTTGATAAGCCTTAGCTCTGTTTTGCTTGTCTCTTAAAATGTATACTTGCTCAGTAGGGATTAGATAGAAGCCAGCAATTGGGTCACTTCCGTTAATGGCATTTAGTGTGTCGGGAAAGTAAGAACTTAAATCAGCCCTAGCTTTGACTACAAAGACGTTTGAATATTTTATTAGCTGGTCAGACAGTTCTGTCAAAAATTCCGAAAACGGTCTTTTCATTGTCATCTCAAAAAAGTCTATTCTTCTGTAAAGATAAGAAACAGCTTCTTCGTTCTCGCCAATAATTTCCCAGCCTTCTTTCCAGAAAAGCTCACGGTGTTTAGAGACCGCTTGGCGAGCATACCCGTCTGTATCACAAGCTTGGGTAATCCTATTGAAGTCGTACGGAGACGGCTCAAAAGCAGCTCTTGTGCCATAATAATAAGAAGAGCCTCGAAAGCCCAAAGCTAACGCAGCTATCTTGATGCTCTTACTTAAGCCTTTTAATTCTTCTGGTTTTAATGCTTTTTCAACTACTGAAGAGCCACTATTGTCAGAGAAAAAAGGCAGATATGATCTAACGGCCATAGGATATACCCTGCTTTAAACTAGGTTTAATTATAATAGTAATTCGAATTACTAATTTTACTTACTTGTTTCAGACAATCCAGACAATTCAAAAGACTTCTTAAGAATAAGGCTCTTAACTGCTTCCAGCCAAAAAACTGTTTCAGTTTCAGAAAAATCACTTTTATAAGAAAGATTTTGCTGAGAAATTTTAATCACTACAGTTGCTTCTTGTTGGACGTCTTCTACTTCTACGTTTGTATCTTCACTCATTAAATTTTATCCTTTGGCTTGAATTGGTGTGTTTTTTCTATAGTATTTGGATTAGTTAGATTATTTAATTGCTCAGTAAGTTGCCTAATAGTAGCATCCTTAATGACAGCTTCAAGTGTTAGAGCATTTACTCTATCTTGAAAGCTTTGCACAATTAAATTAATGTCTAAGTTATTTTCCATATAGTTTTTATTATACCATCTTAGATTCTAATTCAACAACTTTTGCAGATAATTCTTGTATAGCTTTAATCATAGGGGCAAAAAGACCTATGTACGCTAAAGACTGAGAGCCAGTTTCTCCTTCGTCCCATACTGCTATAGTAAGTTTTTCGTCATCTATCAATTCTTTTACCTCTTGAGATATTAAACCATACTCTGTATAGTCTTTATACACAGGTACAAAATTTTCTTTTTCTTCCATCAAATGTTGGAAATTATCCATTCGTCTATAAGAAACTGGTCTTAGTTCGTTTATTAAATCTAACCCAATATCTAAGTCTTTTATGTCTATTTTTGATCTAGCGTCAGACGTTGCGCTGATATTACTTGCTCCGCCATATACCAAAACTTTAGAATCACATCTAGCTTCAAGTATGTTTACTCCATCTAGTCTTTCTGCTACCAACGCATAGTAGCTAGAGCTAGTGCTAGAATCTCCTTTTGTGTTTAATGCAGTTTTAGGGTTGTTTGTACCTTCGTTTACTCGTACGTTGCCTTTTGTATATAAGCTTGCATCGATAAAACAGTTTGACCCTATTTGAACGTTACTTCCAAATCTTACAGTTCCAAGGGCAGCTATATTTAACTCTCCATTTTCAAATGTCAGATAGTGTCCAGATCCAGTATTCAATCTGAAATAAATAGCACCGTCGTATCTTTTAAGGAAAATATTGTCAAAATTTCCAGTGGACAAACTAAGACCAAAATGTCCACCACCAAGATCACCTAACCTAACGTCACCAACGGTTACGTTACCAGACGTGACAGCAAGTCCTCCACTGAATGTGCCAGTAGCTGCGGAAAGGTCACCACTAAATGTGCCAGTAGCTGCAGAAAGAGCACCGCTAAAAGTTCCACCAGCTGCAGAGAGGTCACCGCTAAAAGTTCCACCAGCTGCAGAAAGGTCACCGCTAAATGTTCCACCAGCTGCAGAAAGGTCACCGCTAAATGTTCCACCAGCTGCAGAGAGATTACCGCTAAATGTTCCACCAGCTGCAGATAGATTACCGCTGAATGTTCCACCAGCTGCAGAAAGATCGCCAGTAAAAGTTAATGTAGTATTACCATCGTAATATAAATAATCGGTTCCATTACCTACTTTGAATTCACTGTTAGCTGCGGTGTCACCACTGTTCCTTCTCCATCTATTATTGGCGTTAATGAAAACTGATTCAGCCTTTAGGCCACCTCTAATGGAAGCTGATCCAAATTCTGCAGTCCCGTCACCCTTAATTGCCCAACCAGTAGATCCAGCTGAATAGCCTGATGATTTTATAACTGAGCTAACCCCATCTAATGCAATCACAGATGACGTTATGGTTCCTGCTTTTATCTTTGAAGCAGTTAACTCTGTTATTTCTACGGAGTCTATTAAGGTCGCAACTGACCCAATTAACGAAGTCCAAGGTCCCTTATTACCAGAGTTATCAAAAGACCTTACTCTACCATAATAGGTTGGGGGCGTGACAGCGTTTAGTGCAACTGTAACGCCTGCTAAAACTACAGTGAATACGCTAGTGTAGCTAGATCCGCTCTTGCAGTAGTGTTACAGGGTTAACTGCATTAGTAGAATATACTTCATAATCGTATCCAGATAAGTCTTTATCGGTAGGCGCATCAAAATTAAACATAACAGATTTTGAATTGCTATACAAAAAGAAATTTGCTATATCTGGGGTGCCAGGAATAGTTGCATCTCCCGGTGTTTCAAATATAAAACTTTTTTCAGCAATTATAGTTGATATGTTTTTATCGTTTACTAAAACTTTTGCCAGATACCTTGTGTTTGGTTTTAGGTCTTGTATATTTTCTCTAAATTGAGTCATAATTCTCCTTAAGATTTAAATGAAAGTACACTAGAGTATTCTTTGGACCCCAATGTAGCTACTGGTCCTTCTAGGTATTTAAAGTTTATAAATTGGACAACAGTATCTTTTTGATTGATATTAGCTTGTTCTATTACTTCTATAACAAAATAATATTCTTCGCTATATTCTAGGCTGTCTATCTCATAGACTACTTTTGAAAGACTTTCATTAGAAGATAAGTCTATAGTTACATCGCTTACTACTTCTTTTTCTTCAATAGTACTTGAAGTATTGTCGGTGTAATCATTTGTTGTTATAGCTTTTTTAATGATTTTAAGTTTAAATTTTCCACCATTTTTTAAAGTCTGCGCAGTTAACTGTAGTCTTGGTCCCTTAAAAGAACCAGTTACTTTTGAGCCAGGATTATTGGATTTATACTCAAGCCAATCAGTTGTTTGGTTATAGTAAGAAAATACTGGAGATCCATCAGTCGCATCATTCTTAGCGTCTACTGTAGTTAGGTAACCTGTGATTGTCGATATATTCAAGTTAAAATCTGCTGTTAATAGATTTGCCGGCGTGTTAGTAAAAGAAGTAATGTTTGCTTTGCTAATTTGCTTATACTTTACTATCCCTGCGTGGGTAACTGGTTCTACATATTTTATATATGAATTACCATAATATATATGATATTTTTCATTTATTGCGGTTCCCTGCTTATGCGTATCACCGCTTAAGAAATATAAAGTAGAGTTAATAATATTAGATTTTACAACTTTAAATATATTGCTAGTAGCATCACTTTGGTACACAACAACATACTGTTTATTGTCTGTTGTGTTTGTTGTGTTTGTAGCTATTTTAGT